AATTATCACGAAGAAGTAATGTTGTTCGGTATGAATGCCGCACCTGCGATGCCTGACGGAACTCCTGTCAGCTATGACCAAGGTGGTACTTTGTACATCACACGTTTCATCTATCAAATCTATGGCTTGGCATATGCCTTGACCAAAGTGTTGATGGAAGACGGTGATCACATCCGTATCGGCAGCACTTTCGCCAAGCATTTGGCTCAGTCTATGATTGAGACCAAAGAGACATTGTGCGCTAACTTATTAAACTTTGCATTCACAGCCGGCTATGTTGGCGGTGACGGTGTAACTTTAATAAACACAGCTCACCCTGTTGCTAACGGCTTAACTTACAGCAATCAGCTATCGACTGCCGCTAACTTGTCGCAGACTTCTGTTGAGCAGATCCTCATCCAGATCCGTTCTGCAATCGACAACAACGGTAAGCGTATTCGTCTGAAAGCTGAGCAGTTAGTTGTTCCTCCAGCACTCGAGTTCCAGGCAGAGGTAATCCTCAAGTCTGTTCTCCGTTCTGGTACAGCTGACAACGATCTCAACCCAATCAAGTCTACTGGTATGCTTCCAAAGGGTACACATGTTGTAACCCGTTTGAGCTCCAGCAAAGCATGGTGGGTACAGACCGATGCTGAGAATGGTCTCATGCTCGTAATGCGTCGTCCAATGGAGAAATCCATGGAAGGCGACTTCGAGACTGATTCTATGCGCTACAAAGCCACCGAGCGTTATGCGACCGGCTGGCATGATGCCCGCAACCTCTACGGTACCGCTGGCGTTTAACTAGCACCTCCGTAGTCCTAAAAGCCACCCCACAAGGGTGGCTTTTTTACTATTTGGGGCGCAATTGATATAATATTTGCATTAGTAGTTATAGGAAGATTAATCCCATTCTGACCACCGAACTTCCCGGATGGACGACTTAGAGACAGCTAGGGATACCCACTAAGATAAGGAAACACAATGTCAAGCACATTTACAATACCCCTGCGTTTAAATACGCGTCAAACTACCAGCAACGACGGCACAATTTCTGCCGACACCACTGGCGCCACAATGATTTCACAACAGGTAGCTATTGTTGCTGCAGCAGCCGCAACCGAAGTAATTCCCGCAGGTTCTATTATTCATTCAATTGACGGCTACTTAAACGTAGTTGGTGCAGCCTCGCGCGCGGTCAGCTTAACCGTTAACGGTGTAACAACCTCCGTCGGTACACTGACAACTACCGCCCTAGGTAAAGTTGCTGTAGCCTTTACTGCATCTGCTGCCGTGGCTAACTTGTTGGCTAACGTTGGTGCATATGACTGCACAGTAACTTTAGCCGCTGAGGCTGCTTCTGCTGGCACATTGTCTATTCAGTACACAGGTCGCAATGCTAACGGCACAATTACTGCCTATGGTTCTGGCTATACCAACTCTTAATTAGGGACATAACATGCGTCCAGTTTACTTTACAATCTCTGGAGCAAGCGCGGCGTCGCCCGTTTGCCCAGTAAACAACTACATAGCGCCAACAAACTTGGCGTTGGGTGCAACTGTGACCGGAACCATCACCTACACCGTCCAATACACTTTTGATGATGTTTTTGCTAATAACTATGTTGCCGCATCGGGCAACTGGACTAATCATCCAACGTTAACCGCTCAAACTGCAACTAAAGACGCCAATATTGCCTACCCCGTTACCGGGGTTCGCATTATTAGCACGGCAGGCACTGGCTCCGTTACCCTCGCAATTATTGAAGCTGGTGGAGGAATAGGCTAATGATTACTACTAACATTGACGGGTCTTATAGCGGCACAAATCAACTATTTGATTTGCTTTCGTTAATTTCTAACCCCGATGCGTATTCAAAAAAATTAAAAGAGCTACAGGCATCTATTGACGAACAAAAAAAGTTTGTTGAATTGGTTGGTCCAGCAAGTGAAATTATTGCATTGCGTGAGAAAGCTAAAAAAGACAGTCAAACTAAAGCACAGGAATTATCTGACGCTAAAGAACAAGCGGCAAATATTTTAAATGATGCAAAAGTTGTGGCGTCTGGAATTTTGTCTGACGCCTCAGCAAATGCAAAACAAATTATTGCCGAGGCTGACGCAAAAAAAGATGAGATTACAAATGCTTTGTCTCAAACCAAGGCGTCGTTAGAGGCAGCTAAAACTGCCGAGGCCGCAGCCAAAGCCGCACAAAACGCAGCCGACGTTAAAGCTAAAGAAATTGCTGAGGCCCTTGCCGCCGCGTCTGCGGCGCAGGCAGAGGCTAATGCGGTTAAAGCAAATGTATTAGCCAAGCACGAAGAATTTCTTAAGAGCATTTAATGTCGATTTCGCCGCATTCGGGTATAATTGACTTTGGAACTTTTACACCCCCTAGTGCTCCTTTAAACGGCATTCAAGGGGAAGTTCCTGCGCCTCTATTAGTTGAATCTGGATACCTTTTAAGCACCTCTGGTTGGGTTCCAGCCGCTAGTGGATCAGGCACAGTAACTTCTGTAGCGGCAACTGTACCTAGTTTTTTAAGCATTACTGGAAGCCCAATTACTACTAGCGGTACTTTAGCAATAGCTTACTCAGGAACGGCTTTACCAATTGCCAACGGTGGAACAGGGGCTACTACGGCTGCTGAAGCATTTTCTGATTTAACTCCATTAACTTTAACTACTGCTAGTGCTACTACTTTAGTATTAACTAACACAAGCGGTTATCAGCAACAGATTATAGGTTCTGCAAATCAAACTATTACTTTGCCTAGTACGGCAACTTTAGCTGTTGGATGGAGTTTTTTAATTACTAACGCAACATCAGTTACAGCAACAGGATATACAGTAACCGTTCAAACTTCTACTGGTGCTACTGTTTATACAAATTCAAACATTGGTTCATATCGAGTTTGGTGTATTTCAACCGCAAATAACAATGCCGCCTCTTGGAGTGTTGGTGCAGAAACATTTTCATTTGAAACAGGCACAGGTAGCGTAGTAAGGGCAACAAGTCCAACATTTAGTAGCATAGCGGCAACTGGAAATTTAAATCTTAGTGGTTCAACATTCCAATCAGCCCTTTTTGCATCAGCCCAAACAACTGGTAATACTGTTATTTGTTCAGTCCAAACTTCAGGTACTTTAACTATTGGTGGTGCAAGTGGAACGGGTACACAAACTATTGGTCGTTCAACAGTAAGCCAACAAACAGATATTCAAGCTGGTGCAACAGCATCAGGCTCTACCAAAGCAATCAACATTGGTACGGCTGGACTATCAGGTTCTACTACTGCTATCAACATTGGTTCTGCGGTATCAGGCTCGCTTGGAACAACTACTATCCAAGCACCCACAGTTAACATTGGACAGACAGCTACACAGTTCCAAGTAACTAACACAGCATCCGCAGTCAATTATGTACAAACAACTGGCTCACTTACTGGCTTTGGGGCTAAATTACTTTCCGCTGGAACAGACACTAACATCCCATTAGTCCTCCAACCAAAAGGCACAGGCGCACTACAAGCCCAACAAACAGACTCTACTACAGCAGGTGGTAATGCTAGGGGTGCTAATGCTGTTGATTGGCAGACAAGTAGAGGGGCGGCAAGTCAAGTAGCTTCAGGACAAAATACTTTTATCGGTGGTGGAACAAACAATACAGTAACAGGTGCTATTGCTGGTGTTTTAAGTGGTGGTTTTAGTTCGGCATCTGCGCAATATGCTGTAGTTGCTGGTGGGGCAGCAAATACTGCTGGTCAATACGCTGCTGGAATTGTTGCTGGTCAATCAAATGGAGCATTAGGATATTTTAATCTTATTGGTGGTGGCGTTAGTAATTCTGGAACAAGTGGTACAGCCGTAACTACACAAGCAACAACTACAGTAACAAACGGTTCTACTGCCGTAACTTTAAGCGGAAGTAATGCCAACATTAAAGTTGGTCAGTTAATCGCTGGCACAGGTCTTCCATTTCCAACTACCTATGTAGCCGCAATTTCAGGTACATCATTAACCTTATCTGTAGCCGCTACAGCTACAGGAACGCCAACTCTATCTTTCTTTACTCCCCACGGAGTAGTAGTTGGTGGCGGTAATAACCAAGCTACAGGTAGTTATTCATTTATCGGTGGTGGTGGTGATGCTGGTACTGCGGCTAATAGGAATGTGGCTAGTGGGGATTGGAGTTTTGTTGGTGGTGGTCAAAAGAACACAGCTTCAGGCTCTCAATCTTTTGTAGGTGGTGGTGGTACAAATTTAGCAACAAGCACAGGCACTGTTGTTGCGGGTGGACTTGGTAATTTTGCACTTGGTTTTGGTTCAAGCACTGTTGGCGGTAACGGAAACCAATCTAATGGTACATATTCATTTGTAGGCGGTGGTCAAAGTGGAACAAACAGAAGTATAGGTGGTTTACATACTTTTCCTGCTTGCATAAGCCCTGTAGCAAGTGGTCTTGGTATTTCCCAATCCTCATTATTGGTTCTTGGTGTTCAAACTACCGATGCCACTGCTACTGCATTAAGAAGCGATACATCTGCCGCAGGCACAACAAACCAAGTAATACTACCTAACAACTCTGCTTACTTCTTTACTGGAGAAGTTATATCAGGAGTTACTGGCGGTGGTGATACTAAAGGATTCACTATTGAAGGTGTTATCAAGCGAGGTGCTAATGCGGCATCGACTGCCTTGGTAGGAACACCTACGGTAACATCTAGCTTTGCTGATGCTGGGGCAGCTACTTGGACTATTGCAGTAACAGCCGACACGACTAACGGTGGATTACGAGTTACCTTTACAGGACAGGCTAGTACGACTATTCGTACGGTTTGCCAAATCCGCACAACAGAAATGACATACTAGGGAGATTTACATGGCACTCAAGCTCGCTGTTCAGACACAATTTGGCGTACCAGCCCCACAAGCCTACGCTAGAATCACTAACTTCTTTGGCACTAAAGACCAAATACAAGTTCAAGTTGCAATCTATTACAACGAAGATGCTCGGCATAGCAACATGGCTACAGTCAAAGAAAACGCACACTACATCGGTATGGAAGACCTCAAGGGTGACTTAATCCCTGCCATATATGAGGTTCTAAAGACTTTTAGTGATTACGAAGGCGCAGAGGACTGCTAAGATGCCTGTCTACTTAGA